TAGATATTGCAATATTGGTTTATTGTTTATTCGCTCATGTTGAGCATAGTTGAATGTGTTTGATTCGTTTAACCCACTAAAATAGGTTATTAATTCAAATTCAATATCTCCAAGCTGTGCAAACATTTTTTCTAATATTCTTTCTAAATATTGGTGTTACTACTAACTTTATGACTGAGGTTAATACGCAAGCCTCATTTTTCTTTCATTTTCCTTTCGAACCATAGTTAAAATATCGTCTTTGTGTTTTTTGAGCATTGCAAGAAAATCATCTTTTGAACCATTACCTCCAGAGATTGTGATTGTAGGATTGTAATTAATCACAACTGAACCACCACCAATTGAACTTCCACCTTTGCCATTACCTTTGAACCCACTATGAAAAACTCCAAGAGTTTTATTCATAGCTTTGGTTATTGGCAAAGGTTTTATTGTGTCTGCAATAGTTTCAACGATTTTAACTTTGTGCAAATCTTTTAAAGGTCCTGTTTTAGCAGGTGAATGTGGTAGGTGGTCTCTAATTACTTGAGTTATTTTGCCAATGCCGTCTTTTATTTTTCCAATACCAGACAACATTCCTCCAACAAGCATATCTGAAATTTTTCTGCCAACTTCAAAGGCTTTCGCTACAAGTTTTACAAATCCAACAATAATATTTGCTATTGCTTTACCAAAGCGAACACCCATTTTTTCTGCTGCACCACCTGTATCTTCAACAGGTTTTATTAGTTTCTTGAACCAATCAATAATGGCTTTTATAGGTTTTAAAATTGGCGATATAGAATTACCAATTTGTTTGAATAATGGCATCAAAGGTTGTAAACCTTCTTTTAATCCTTGCCATATTCCCTTAAAAAATCCTGTAATTGGTTTCCAATATTTATAAATAACTAATGCCACAGCACCAATCGCAAGTGCTATCCAACCAAGAGGAGATGTAAGCAAAGTTACTGAAAATGCTCTAAAAGATACAATGGCAGTTTTGATTAGATTTGGGATTCCTAAAAATCCTTTCTTCAAACCGTTTAAACCTGCAACAAAGTTTGATGGAATTGATTTAACTGAAGTTACTGTCCACTCTTTTAGTGCTAGTGCAGATTTAGAAATAGTGGTTGGAAATTCTCTAAATGTTTTTAAAAGACTTTCTCTTAAATTTTTATCTATTCTTTTTATATCTGCTAACAATCCACCTTTTACTGAAAAGGCTGAAGCCAATCCTAATTTATCTCCACTTTGAAGAATCTTTGTTTTGAATGTTAAATTGTGAGCAGCAGAATTAAGTCCTACAAATTCAAGAAGTTTTGCAGAGTTTTTGATTAATACAGGAGTTAAATCTCTTGCATAACCTAAAAATCTACCATAACCAGACACGATTTTACCTATTAAAATCGCAGTTGTACCAAGTGCAGATAAAACAACACCCAAACCAATTGTTCCAATAATTGCACCAAATAAACCTTTTTGAAGTAATGGATTCTTATTTATACTTGTTAGAGCTTTATTCAAAAGTTCAATCGGTTTGTGCAAGTGAGGGAATACAAGCTCTTTCATATTAATTTTCAAGAGCTTAAATTGTTCGTTAGTTGTTTCCATCATATGGTTAAAGTCAGAATCCATAATTCCTTCTGCACCAAGAGATGATGCTTTAATTCTTCGATATTCATCTAAGTTTTGCATCATTGGTTTCAAGAAGTTTAAGTCTGTTTTATTTCTGAAGATTTCAGATACCTTAAACATATCTCCACCTGTAAGTTGGTTGATTAAAACAATCATTTCTTCGATTGGATCACGATTTTCTGCGGCAACTCTTTTCAAGAAATTAGGTAAATTAACTCCATACAATTCTTGAAATCTATTAACAGCCATTGGTGAAGCAATTGCTTGTAAGAAACTTTCAAAGTTTGTTGCTGCCTCTGGTGCTGTACCTGCACCTTTCATTGCAACTTGAAGTGCTGCCCCTAATTCTGCTACTGCTGGCTCACCTTTCATTCCAAGCATAGCAGCACCTGCTGTTAAACTTGGAAATGCTGAAGCCATATCTTTTAATTCAAATCGACCTTCTTTACCTGCTTGTGCAAGCATATCCATTGTTTTACCTAAATCATCTACGTTAACTTTTAAGTTATCTGTTAATGAGAACGCCGTTTTTGAAATATCTACGATTTCGGCTTGAGCCGCAGTAGCAGTTCTACCAATTACGTTCATATAGTCTAAGGCTTTTTCAGGTTCAATACCTGATGCAACCAAAACATTTAAACCTTCTGCAATTTCACTTCTGAATTGGTTTGTATAACGAGAAATAGAACCTAGTCTTTCGTCCATTTCTGATAATTGTTCAGCAGATAATTGTCCTACGTTACCAAGTTCTCTTAGTTGATGTTCCAAAGCAAGTGCTTCCGGTATTGCTTGTGTTATTCCTAATTTATATGCGAGTCCACCACCTGCTAATGTTAAACCTGCACCAAGTTTTGTCATATTTTGACCGAGTGCATCAAGTGATTGTGCTGTTGTTTGGATTTTGTTTTGGAGTTTATCAAATTCAGAATTTGATTTATTTACAGCATCACGAATAACCTTTGACATTTTATCAAAGGCTACAAGAGTTAATGATACTTTCATCATTGTGTCGAGCATTCTGATTCAATTTCCTTATTACGGTTATTCGTGTAGTTAATTGCTTGTTTGCACCAATATGCAAGAGTTGGTATAGACATTTCGCATAATTCAGAATATTGCCAACCTGTGATTTTACATAAGTGAATAATGGTTTGGCTATCTGGCAAATATGAGTAATTTACTGTTTCTCTGCTGTTTGTGTTGTTTTCACACCCTGTAACTTCCCCGAAATCTCGGCTTGCAAAGCAATAACATCTTCTAAATCAAGTTCTAAGATATCCTCATAAACTAATTTCTGACCATCAATTTCGCACAATTCTGCTAGTAGAGCGTACGGAATTTCATCAGAAGTTTTTGCTTTTATTTGAGCCTGCAATAAATCCTTACCTTTTCCTTTTTCAAAAGTTGCAATTTTACCAGATGGCAAAGTTAATGTTTTTGTCATATTTTTTCTCCTATTAAATTTTTTATGGACAACCTACTTTCAAACCGTGTTCAAAACTTGTTCAAAATCCTCTGTATTGAATTTTTATATTGAGGTTAGTATAAATTATCGTTTTGAATATTTTGAACCTCTTAAAAACGATTTTAAAAATTTTCGGTCATCTTTAAAGTCTCGTATCTTTTTCTTGTTGTAATATCAACTGGGGAATAAGGAACTGAACAGGCAATTAGAGCCAATGCAAGAGCCCAAAATCTATCAGCGTGTCCACTTACCTCAGAACTATCAGCATCAAAACGTATATTTCCTGCTTTGGTTGAAACACGTCTTATAGAGTGCAAGTCCTCACGAATATCGTGGTCAGAGGGAATGAAGATTGATTTATCTTCAAAGTTTGTTCTTAGGTTGTAAGCCATTTCCTCTTTTGATTTATTGGTAAACATAACTGCTTCCACTCTATATTTACCGAAGTCTTTTTGAGCTGTTTCTGCCAGTTGCATTCCTATACCGGTTGAATCAATACAACATCTTCTTAATTTTGGATGTTTTAGAATTGCAGAAAGAATTTCGTATTGAATATGAAATGGTGTTTTTTCTAAAACTTTAACTTTTCTTGTGTACTTAGATTTTTCAAATTGTTCCAAGCACCAGATAACAGTTAAGTCTTTTCTTCTACCGATATCTATTCCGACATACAAATCTCCTGTAATTTCTTCAAGAGATTTAAGAACATCGTCAAGTTCACAAGGAGTTATTAAATCGTACGGTAGAAAAGCACAGGCTTCGTCTATTGCTACGCAGCAATATTCCTGTAACCAAGTGTATTCATCAAAACAGTTCTTTCGTTCTTCTTCAATCCATTCAGATTGTTCTTCTTTTGTTGTTTTTCTGCCGTAGATTTTATCCACTAGTCCTTCGGCTACTGCTAATTGAATAGGTGTTTTATGATGAGCCCAATTCAACTTTCCTTTTTTAACTTGGTCTAGAAACTTGTAATACAAACAACTTTGTCCGTTGTGAGTTGAAAGTATCCTTAATGGATATCCCCAAGTAATACAAGGTCTAGCAGCTTTCCAAAGTTCGGTTGGGTTATTATGGAATGCGAATTCATCAAGAACTACCTTACCACCCTTACTTCTGAACCCTTTAGGATTTGAAGATAATGCGTGAATCTTAGTGCCGTTTGAGAATTGAATAACATAGGCTTTGATATCTTTTTCTTTATCTAGAACTTGTTCACCGAGATATTTTGTTGCTATGTTAAATAGCGTTGCCCATTGTTTGCAATAATCAATATATTCACGAGCGGCTGATTCATCGGCAGATGAAAACCAAACAGCAGGAACAATCTTTTTTACACAATCTCTTACGTCTTCATAACTTTGAACATACGTTGCTCCTATTCTTCGAGATTTCTCCCATATTTTTACTTTTGAATTATCCTTTAACCATCTCATTTGATATGGTAAAAAGAATGGGGTTTTATTCTTCGTTGTCATTGTGTTTTATACCTAGAACTTCTTCTTCAATTTGAGCAATAAGTTCCGGAGTCAAACCTTTTTGAGTGTCTTCCTTTTTCTTTGCAACAACATCTTCGTAATCTTTGACTTTATGAATCATTGGTAGAATTCGGCAGAAAGCATAAAGCCTGCAAGCATCAATCTTTTCTCCAGAGTCAATGTCTTCGGAAATTCCCTTCATTAATTTTTTAGAGAATTCGTATAACTCTTCATGAAAAGACTGTTTTGAACGAAGATATTGTTTGCGTTTATTATCCCAATCTCCAAGTTCTTTCCATTCAAGGGGTGTATTTCGAGATAAATTTAACTTTCGTGCAATTTCAATTAGTGAATATTGTTCAATTACATAGAGTCTTTCAGCTTCGTCAAAATATTGTCTTTTAGTATTCAAATTCTTGCTCCAAATTCTTTATTTTAACTTTCAACTCTTTCATCTGCTGAGTAATTTCGTGCAATCGTTTTGTATGAACAATACATTTTTCAGTATCGATTGATTCAATTTCTACATAAGGATTGAGTAATGTACGAATGATAAGAATTAAGCCAGAGGCTTCCGTATCAAGTTCTCTGTACTTCTTTTTAGATTCAGCAAGCATTCCTTTTAGTTGTAATCTTTCTTGATTCACCTATGACACCTCCCTTTTTAGAATTGGACACCATAAGTTGTTATCAATTTTGCTTTCAATTCTTGAAAGTAGTGCTGCGTGGTATTGGTTTGTCTCCAAGAGGTCTTTTAAAATATCAAAATTATTCTGAATAATCTTTTCAAAAGCTCTAACCTGTGATTGGTGGTAGATGTACCAAATAAAGAAGATTAACGCAGGGAATCCAATATTTTCTACTAGAGGATACATTTCATTAATAAATTCCATAAGACTCCTTTAAATACTGATTATTAGGAAAGAAGAAAGAAGGACTTGCGTCCTTTTTTAACTTCCACATTAACACTCTAACTCGTGATATATCTACGTTTCAAACGTCAAAGACAAAGATTAGTTGTTTGAACTCTTCCATGTCAAAATCTTTGCCAATTTCTTTTGAAACTCAATAACAACAGGGGTTATAGTGTGAGTATGAAATTTTTATTTGTTCACTAATTGAAAAAAAGAAGGTATGGTAATGAAATTTTATGAAGTATTTAAGGCAGGTAAATATCCCCAAGGTACATTTACCAAAAAAGAAATAACTGCCATTGCAAAAAACTATGATCCAAAATTTTGCGAAGCACCAATCACAATCGACCACCAACAATCTGGTCCTGCGTATGGTTGGGTAGAAAATGTAAAAGCAGACGGTGAAAAACTTATGGTTAGTTTTAAAGAAGTACCAGAAGCTTTTGAAAAAGATGTTAATGAGGGTAAGTACAAAAAGGTTTCGGTGGAATTGTACCGAAACCTTGAGGGCAAGGGTGCTTATCTTAAAGCAGTATCTTTTTTAGGTGCTGCTACACCTCAAGTTAAAGGTTTAGAACCCATCAAGTTTATGGAAGCTGAAGCAGATATTTATGAATCTGAATCAGTTGAAGACACTGAACAATTTTCCGAAGAAGAAATTGTTGAACTAAAAAATCAAGTTGCAGAGCTTGAAAATCAACTAGCTAAATTCAAAGAAAACAACAAAAAACTTGAAACTATTAAATCTTTAAAAGAAAAAATCTCATCATTAACAGACGAAGTTGCTTCTTTCAAAGAAAAAGCTCAAGGTAAAGAAGAAATTGAAAAAGAGTTGAACGACATTAAAACTGTGATTAAGAAGAAAGAGTTTGACGAATTTATCGACAAACAAATCGAACAGGGTAAACTAATTCCAACGAATAAAAATATTATTCTTTCAGTTTTACAGGAATTAGATAATGTCAAAAAATTCGGTGAGGACTCGGCTGTCATTACTGACTTTAAGGCTTTTTTAGAATCCTTACCGAATCAAATTTCTTTCAAAGAAATTGCCACAAAAGAAAACCACGCAGACTCAGATGCTGACGTAGATAAATTCTCTAACGCTGATGAAGAAAGCCTGCAAATTTTCAAAGAGGCAAAGTCTTTGGCAGTAAAAGAAAACATCTCGTTTAAAGAAGCATTACTAAAACTAAATATATAAGGAGATAAAATTGGGAAGACTAGAAGAATTACGCATTAATGCGTATTTATCGGAAGTTGCTCGTGGTTATGGTAATAACGCATTCGTAGCGGAAAATCTATTTCCAACAATCTATTCCGAAAAAGAAAAAATAGACATTTTTGAATTCAACAAAGAGGCATTCAATATCTATGATACTGAACGTGCAATTAGAGCCAATTCAAATGTTATTTCACCTCAAGGCTTTAAAAAATATACAACAACATTAACCGAACACGATTTGTCATATCCTATCGATTATCGTGAAGAACAAGAAGCCGAAAAAGTTAAACTTCAATTACACGCAACAAACGTTGTTACTGAAGGTTTAAAGTTAAAACTTGAAAAACAATGTGCTGATTTGGCTCAAGATCCAAACAACTATCCAACCGAAAACAAATTGATTCTATCAGGTTTATCTTGTTTTAATTGGAAATCGTCAGATCCTCAAGGTGTGGTTGACGATGCAAAAGATGCGGTATCTTCTAAAATCGCACAAGATCCAAACACAATGATTATCGGTCAAGATGCTTGGAGAACATTAAAACGTCATCCAAAATTAAAAGAATTGATTTCAAATAATCAAAACAAGTTACTTACATTAAACTTCTTGAAAGAAATTTTTGAAATAGAAAACATCTTTATCGGTAAATCAATTTTCGTGGACAAAGACAACAAGTTTGTTCGTATTTGGAAAGACAACATCATTCTTGCATACGTTCCAAAATTAGGTTCTTCAAGAACTGAATACGATCCGTCTTTTGCTTACACAGTTCGTAAAAAAGATGCCCTTAATATTGACGAGTACCAAAAAGAAGGAAACAAGGTTAAGTATATTCGTGCAACGGATATCTACGACCCATTCCTTGTTGGTGCTGAAGCAGGTTATTTAATCTCTGGAGTCAATGACCCAAATTACGATGCAACAAAAGATAAAACAGAGGAAACAACATAATGAAAAGATATAAAGTAAAACACACATCAATTCTGCATAATGGCAGTCTATATAAAGAGGGTTCGACTATTGAACTTGAAGATAGCAAAGCAAAACGATTAGAAGATTTTCTTGAACTTCTACCTAGTCAGCCTGCAAAAACTCAAACACAAAAACAACAATCAAAAAATACTACTACTGAAACTAAAAAAGAAACAAAAACGGTAGAAGTAAAAACTGAACCAAAACAAGCTGGAGGTGAAGATGGTAAATAAGCATTATAAACCTCTATTGATAGATTCAATAAAAGCGACAGCAGATATTGAACAACATCGTTTCATTGGTTTTAATGGTAAACATTGTACAGCAGGTGCAAAAGCATTAGGTGTTTCAGATGTTGCCATTGAAAAAGGACAATACGCACCTGTGGCTCTATTTGGAGTCCTACTTGTAGAAGCAGGTGGAACAATTACTGTCGGTGATGAAGTTTCATCAGATGAAAACGGCAAAGCAGTAAAAGCGACTGACAAAGCATTAGTAAATGGATATGCTCAAGATTCTGGAGTTGTTGGGCAAGAAGTAAGAATTGTAAGAGGTATATAATGTATTGCACTCTTGATGATATTGAAAAACATACATCTACCCAAACTCTGATACAACTTACTTCTGACGATGGGCAGGAGATTGTAGATAAAACCGTTGTGGAAGAAGCTCTCCTTTATTCTTCTGCCCTTATTGACGGATATCTGAGAGGTAGATACTCTTTACCTCTTGATATCTGTTTCCCTCTACTACGAGTTTTAGCAGTTGATTTGAGTGTGTATCGTCTTTATTCACGCAGAATGAGAAATGAAATGCCTGAAGTAATAGAAACTGCTTACAAAAATGCTATTGCAACTCTGAGAGATATTCAAAAAGGTGTTATTTC